CAATTAAAGAAGAAGATATAGAAGATGTCGATGCAACTGAAAATGAAGAATGATTGCCTGTTAATTCAGGAAATCGAACAAGAAGAAGCAACTACGGCCGCAGGAATTATAATACCTGCTGATAAATATAATCGCAGAGCCATAGTTATTAATCCAGGTAATGCAAAACATTTAAAAGCTGGAGATGTTATATTAAAAAATATAGGAAAGGGTACAGTGTATAATTTAAATGGTGAAGAGTTTGAAATAATACACGTTGGAGAAGCCTTAGCCGTGATAGAAAATAATGCCTAGACCACAAGCAGAATCAGCAGGATTTGAATTTAAAGTATCTAAAGGTGCAGAATCTTTTGCATGGACTAGTGATAAGGTAGAACAACTTATGCTTGCATTAGATGAAGGGTATAAACCAAAGTCAACTCCGTTCTATGAAGGTAATCCTAATTTAAGAAAAGGTAACATTGTATTTAATTATACTGCTGAGGAACTAAAAGAAATTAAAAAATGCGCAACTGACATTGTATACTTTGCAAATACTTATTGTACAGTAATGACAGATGAAGGATTGCAAACTATTTCTCTTAGGCCATACCAAGAAGAAATGCTTAGACAGTTTCAAGCAGAAAGATTTAATGTTTGTTTAGCCAGTAGGCAAGTAGGTAAAACTATATGCTCTTCAATTTTTATTGCTTGGTATTCAGTTTTTAATTTTGATAAGAATTCACTTATCCTATCAAATAAAGGAGCGACAACACGTGAAATTATTGATAAAGGTAAAACTATATTAGAGCACTTACCATTCTTTCTCAAGCCCGGTACATTAAAATGGGATGTATTTAATTCCAAGTTTGATAATGGTTGTAGAATCATTGGTCAAACTACTACAAAGAAAGCAGCGATTGGTTTTACTATTCATTTATTATTTATGGATGAGTTTGCGCATATACCTGCAAACTTTGTAAATACTTTTTATGAAAATGTGTATCCAACAGTATCCGCTTCACAAAACTCTAAAGTTATTATAACAAGTACTCCTAATGGCTTTAATAAATTTTATGACATTTACACAGCAGCAGAAAAAGGCCTTAGTGAATATACACCTTTCCGAGTTGACTGGTGGGATGTACCTGGTAGAGATGATGCTTGGATGCAACAAGAAGTTGCTAACTTAGGAAGTGATGAAGCATTTAACAGACAATACGGAAATCAGTTTATTGCAAACTCTTCATTATTATTAAGTGCAGCTAGTTTACAGAAGTTAACAAAAGGGCAAATAGAATTTGAACATAGAGAGATTCCAGAATTTGAAGATGCTGATATTGATTATAGTGGACTCTTATGGCATCCAGATTTAAATTTAGATGAAATAGAAGAAGATTATAATTATTGGGTATTTTCAGTTGATATAGCCGAAGGTACAGGTGGTGATTATTCTGTTATAAATATTTTCCAAATAAAAATGTTAGATGAAAAAGATTGGAAAGGGGTAACCACACCAGGAAGTTTTGTTGATTTTTTCGGAATTAAGCAAGTAGGAAGGTTTAGAAGTAATTCTCATACGATAGAAGAATTTGCCAAAGCTCTTTATATTTTAGGTTTTGATTTATTTTACTCGGAGAATGTAAAATTAATAATTGAATGGAATATGTTTGGTGGAGAATTAATTAAAAGATTAGAAACTGTCTTTCCACAAAGAAATCAATTTGATGAGGAATCAGTTGTAAAATTTAAACATAGAGTAGATGCTAAAACAAAAAGATTTGGTTTAAAAGTAAAGAAAGATAATAAACCTATATTTTGTCAAAATTTTAAAAAATATATTGCTCAGAACAAAATAACCATTTACGATAAAGATACAGTAAAAGAATCATCAACATTCGGTAAACTTCCAAATGGGTCATATGCAGGCCAATTAGGTAATGATGATTTAATTATGACTTGTATAAATAGTTCTGAGTTCTTCACAACATTAGATTTTTCAGATTTTGTCGAAGAGATTTATGATGAGATAGATCCTTCCATTCAAAATAAAATAGAAGAAATTTTAGAAAAAGATTCAAAGGGTGGGAATCTTAATTTTGATATCTATGACTTAGTATAAAAAGTAGTTACTTAGTAGATATATAAAAAAACTAATAAACAAAAAAAATATAATACAAGATGGCACTAGATCCAAAAATCGCTTCTCTTAAGGCTGCAGGAACATATAGATTTGAATTTGACAAAAGTCAAGTCGTTAGTATCCCTGCTAATCAAACACGACTTGTTGTCGGTTTTTCTAAGACAGGCCCGTTTAACACTCCCGTCTTCATTCCCGATACAGCTTTCTTTAAGCAAGTATATGGTGATATAGATAGAAATTTAGAAAGAAAGGATTCTTACTTCCACAGAAGTTGTTTAACAGCTTTGGAAAGAGGACCTATTCTTGCTCTTAACTTATTAGCGTTAGATGCTAATGATAAAGTTAATGCAGTTAGATTTTCAACTGCTTCTACTCTTGATACATCACAAAAGAATGCAGGTGCTGATTATGAGTTATCAAAATTTTATAACAGAGATAAATTTTGGTTTCCATCAACAGACGACTTTTTAACAAACGTCGGCGCAAATACTGATGCATTACAGCCAACTACTGTAAATGACTTTTTAGATATTGTAAACTTAGGTCAAAATCCTATATCTGTTATTGCTAAAAAATCTGCATTAACAAATGTTTTACCTTTCCAAGTAACAGTTGAAGAATGGTATGGTGCTGCTAATGTTCCTGGATTTTTAAATAAAGATAGTTTAATATCTGACTTCTTTGTAGATATTTTTGTAATTGAAGGAAACTTTGGTGGAGACTTCGGTACAACTACTCCTTATTCTAGATTTAATGCGGATCCTACTTTCCAAAAGTATTTTGATCCAACACAAGGTATAAAGAGAAGAAAGTTCCAATCTGACACAACTGATACATTATTGCAAGAATTCTTTAATGAAACAGAAGTAACTTTACAAGCTACTTATACTGCATGTTTAATTCCTGATTTTGTAGACTTATTAGGTAATAACCTTTTTGTTGAAAAAGTTGTTAATGCTGACACTGCATCAACCGGATTATTTGTTACTGTTAATGAAGATTTATTCAGCGGAGATATTTTAATTGATGGTGTACAAGGTGGTATTGATATGGTAGGACATAACATTGAGTATATTCAAGCTAATTCAATCCAAGATGATATAAACATGTTATCATATAGTGGATCAATTGTTTCTGATTTAAATTATTGTAGAACACTTGACCCAGGAACTGTAGTAACAAACTCATCAAGTATAATTACAAAGTCTATTCCAACTGGAAGTACTGATATACAATTACAAATTGTTAATGCTAATGATCCTAAGGATGCTTTATGGAATGCTTTTGATAGTATGACTGCGAATACTGCAACTGTTGTAGGAACATTCATATTAAGTCAAGATGGCACAAAATATATTCCAGTTATATCTAAACAAACAGTAGGTGATACTATAACTATATTATTATCTGGTGATGGTGCTGATTTAGCTGATTTTAGTACAGCAGTAGATGCAAGCTATAATTATATTAATGAAGCTGACTTTGATTTTGTAGCTGATGAATTTAGCCCAATTGCAGGTACTCCTGCTGGAATTATTGGTTCTTATGGATCAACATTACAAACTCAATTTGCAAACGGTACACTAACTGATGGTGATGAAGCTGTTTATGTATTAGGTGGAATTGAATATACATCTTATTTAGTAATGAATGCTATAGAATACGGATGGATTCATACTACTCCTACACAGAGAGTAGCAATTTCTGATCCAGCTTATTCTATACCAGCAGTAAGAATTACACCTTACCAAGAAGATGGTTATATTAACTTAACTCCTCACCAAGAGTTTACATTAAACGGTGCAGGCTTCTTCTTAAAATCTGATGGTAGTACATTAGCTGCTGCTAATTGTTTAAATGTACAAACTTTAAAAGGTGCACTTAACTTAACTATTGATATTTTAGGTGATTCAATTAATGAGCCAACATTAAAACCAAATGAAATTTTAATTGCATCAACTTCACCAGAGGCTGCTGATGTTATAGTAGGAAACTATTTGGTACATGATGAAGGTACTTTAACAGGGCACTCAAGATTAACTAGAATTAATTCTGTAGTTGGTGGAGTAACACCATCTCAGTATTCTGTTATTCCTGCAGGCACTACTGCATTATTGGTAACATGCCAATCTGAAGTTAGTGTAGATACTGTAGGTGCTACAAAGAAAGTAGAATTATATTATCCTATTGACAGATGGGTTGATTATTTAAATATCTTTGAATTACCAGGATTTAAATTAATTGCAACTAAACACGTACCTGATGGTTCAAATGCTAGACAAAACCAATGTTTAAGTCCAATCTTAGGAGGTACTAATTTATTTAAAGCATTAACTGATAGAGAAACTATTAACTTTAGATACTTGGTAGATACATTTGGTAATGGTATTGAAGCAAATTCAAAATCAATTTATACTAATTTATGTATGGAAAGAAAGAATGCGTTTGCCTTAATTAATGCTCCATCAGCTAAGGACTTTAAGAAAAGTACAGATCCTAGCTTTACAGATTTACTTGGTGGTGTTTCATCTAAGTTTATATCTGAAGGTGGAGATCTTGCATTAAACCCAACAGTTAGATATTCATTACCTTCTGCAACTAGTGGAGGTTCTTGGGGTGGATTCTTCTATCCTTATATTACTGTTAGGGATTTAGGAAAGAACATTAATGTTCCTCCAGCTGCAAATGTATCTAATAACTTTATTTTGAAATACGAAAACGCATTACCTTGGTCAATCGTAGCAGGTGTAAGACGTGGAGTAATAGGTGGAAATGGGGTTGTAGGTTTAGAAATAAACTTAGATAAAGATGATCGTTACTACTTAGAGCCATTTGGATTAAATCCAATCATATTCCAAAGTGGAACAGGTCCAACTATCTTTGCAAATAAAACTGCACAACAAGTACCGAAATCTGCTTTAAGTTCAATTAATGTTAGAGAAGTTGTTATTTACATCCAAGATGGTATAGAAGCAATATTGAAAAACTACCTATTTGAATTTAATACAGCTCAGACAAGGTTAGAAATTAAAACATTAGCTGATAACTTCTTAGCAACTGTTCAAAATGATGATGGTGTTTATGATTATAGAAATATAATGGATGAAACAAATAACACACCAGAAGTTATTGATCAAAATGTAGGTATC